GTATTATGGCACCGACTACACTTCTTTTGAGAAGCATTTCACTAAACATGTAATGACTGCTATTGAGTTTGTTCTTTATGATTACATGTTGCCTTGTATGACGCCTTCAGAGAAGAAATGCTTGTTCGCCACACTTGCAGGATTCAATAAACTTAGATCTAGGAGTGGATTTAAGGCTACTGTTGAAGCCAGACGCATGAGTGGCGAAATGTGTACCAGTTTGGGCAATGGATTCACCAATCTTATATTGACCTCATATATAGCGCATCTTCGTCAGGGCCATGCATATGGCTTTGTAGAAGGTGATGATGGTCTTTTTGCTACTGATTTTGAATTGACCCCTGAAGACTATGCTAAACTCGGGTTTGAAATCAAAATCATTCCTTATGAGAAGATTGGTGATGCCTCCTTTTGTGGAATGATATTCTCTGAAAGTGGGGAAATCATTCGTAATCCCGTAGAATTCTTGGCAAAGTTTTCCTGGTCCTCATCGTGTTTGGGGGCCACAGGGAAAGTTTTACAGGAATTACTCAGGGCGAAGGCCTTGAGTTGCGTCTATGAAACTCCCCAATGCCCCATAGTTGGTGCCGCAGCTAGATATGCATTGGAATTGACGCGGGATTGTGCAGCCAGGTTTGTGTTTGATGGTTATCATGAAATACCGCGCGATCAGGTTAATATTCCTGATTTTGACCCAAAACCATCAACGCGTGTTCAATTTGAACAATTGTTTCACGTTTCTGTGGAAAATCAGATACAAATCGAAAAGCTGCTGCTCTCAGGTTCTTTTGATGTTGCTCATCTTTTGCCCTTGAGTCGAGACCACATGCACTACTGCACTAGGTATGTGGCCAGTGGGGAGTGAACCCCCTAAACAAATCCGGTCTATCAAAACAAGGTTACGAATCGTGCGTCACAATATTAACAATTATTTCAAATACTTGAATTCACATTTGGTGAGAGTTCTGCAGACAACGCTTAAGAGACTGTGGAATAGCCTTCTGTTAATTCATTTATGCGGAATAATATGCTAAGCATTGTGGAGTAGGTTCGCGTGGCATGCTCACAACTCTCGGAAAATGCCGTATCTTGATAGCCGTTAAGCCGTAAGGCGAAAGATGGTCAGCCAATCCATTACGTCAAAATTGGCCACCATACTCCAAGAGTATGGTGGAGGAGACAACCTTAAC